GTCTGGGTATAAATATCGGAATACCCATATCTCAATCCATCACAGGCATGTGTATATTGGTGATCTTCAAAATCATCAGTATATAAACCTGTCTGTTTGGATTTTGCGTATGAGAGATTTTTTAGTTCATTTATTAAGTTAGTACATTTGGGATGAACTACAATTAAGTTATCTTGTAGAAATTGATATCCCATTCGAACTGTGTCTTTTCCTTTTATACAAGGCACAGCATTAATTCCTTGGCTTTTTAGGTAAGCCACAGTGCGGGGTTCTGCGCTATCTACCCAGAGCTTATTCTTCTTCAAGTTCATATTTTCAATAGCCTCTGCCAATTCACTTAACTGACAGCCAGACTTATAGAACTCATTAAAGACATAAATAGTTTTGTTCTCACGATCATAGAGACTGTCGATTATCGCGGACGGGTCTACCCAACCTACGTCCATTCCAGACCGATGCTCTAATCCCTTTGAAGCCAGTTCTAATGGGTCAAACTCTCTTGTCTCCCATCGCTTGAACACCAAGCCCTCTGGATTACGGCCCCATTCCCCGTTTCCTTCGACCTGGAAACGCGTAGGATTATTAATACGCATCTCTTCAAAGATAGCCAAGTCATCTGGGCCTAACCACTCATTACAGCGATAAGTGGTTGTCATTGCCAGCTTATTCTCATCATTTGGAGTGTCAAAGAAACGAGGTTTAAGCCACGTTTGTTCGCTCCATGGATTGAAGGTGAAGATGACTTGCTTGAAGTATCCAGGAGGCAACTCACCACGCATAGATAAGTCTATTTTGTTAAAGTCTTCTTCATTGGTAATCTGGTAAGCTTCTTCAAACCAACAGAAAGTTAAGAATCCAACAGGAGCAGTAATAGAGGTAATAGACATTGGATTGTCGCAACCTCTAAAATAGATCTTCTGTCCAGTAGGAATGTAAGTGGCTTCAAGTGGAGAAACCGTAAAGTTCCATAGATGCTCTACACCCAGGTTTACAGTCGCCCACCGCAATTGCTTCCAACAACTGTCTCGCAATGTGTTAAATACCTGTCTAACCACCAATGTATTCGACAATGGATACTTCATCATCATGTAGATTATCTTCATTGCCGCAGTGGTTGACTTCTTGCTACCACGTGAGCCCTTTACGGCAAGATATCTGCCCTTAAAGTGCCAGAACTCGTTATATCCTTTGCCGATCTTCTCACTAAGACGAATCTGTGCCATCTATATCATCCTCTAAATCATCAACAAATAGAACTTGCGCTTTTGCGTCCACTTTGGCTTCAATCTTCTGACTTGGAGCATAATTCATTGAGTCCAAAACATATTTAGTTGCCTGATAGTTGCCCTCACTCATAAGGTTAATCATAGTATTAACTGCCATTTGCTCTGCCGCCTTCCAGCGTTCTTTAGTTGCTTTATCTAAGGCCTCTTTGAACTCTGGTGTTTCTTCGCGCCATCTGCGGATAGTGTCTCTATGGACACCAACCTCTTGCGCAATCATATTTTGTGTCATATATGGTTGATAAACTAAAAGCTCAATAGCTTTAATCTGCTTGTTGTTTAGCGCCATTGTTACACCTCCTCTAATGTCACATTAAGTCGCATATCAAAATATTCTAAATGAACTAATAACTTCTCTACCTATCTCTGCGTTTCTGTATAAATAAACAAACGTATTCCGCCCAATAATCGTCTATTATTATTTTACAAAAATTTTCTATTAAACTCAACTTGACGCAACATCAACGCCAGCTGTATAATAAACTCATATCCTGATACTAATTGACAGTGTGGTATAATTAGTTTTCTTATTTGACACTCTTACATTTAATGGGTTTCCAAAAGAAGAAAGAAAAGGCCTGCGGCATCCTTCACCGCAGGCTCTTTTTATTAATCAAAAACTCTTTCCCAGTGGTAGCCACCGCATGTATTTTGTTTACCCAGTAGGCAATTGTTAATGCCGTATGGATGTAAACCAATTGATCTTGCCGCAGCCGCTTGTGAGGGGAATACTTCACCAGTCTCTACGCATCTAATAGGAGTTCTCAACTTAATTTTATTACTCTCTCTCCAATGATCTGTATTAAGATTCTCACTTCTGGTTTTCCAGTAGAGATTATCTAAATTATTGTTCTTTGAATTATCATCCTAATGCGCTACATCTAATTTACACATTCCAGGAGTCCACCAATCTGGCTTTGGTAATTCCCAAGTCTCTGCCATTAAAATATTAATTCTCTTTTTATATAATTTGCCTTTTTTATATAAATCTACACAAAGATAGCCATGTTTATTCTCATATAAGGCACGATAGCCGTTTGCCCAATAACTCCATACCTAACCGTCTCGAGTCATTGCGTATTTGCCCTCAAAACCAGGTATATCACGCATCTTTTTCTCTTCTTGTGCCGTTTCAGCTTGCTCCAATAATTCTTGGAGTCTCTCTGCCATTTTATATTTCTCCATTAATATTTACCTCCAAATACACTTTCTATAATTAAATATCTATCCAGTAGAGAGAAAAGTCTATCACTCTTTAAATAGCTTGCCGTGTTGCCGTTTTCTCTATCTGGATATATGCCGTTTTCGGCTAAAAAGTTCTATCTCTTTAAACTACTTGTAACATAATATATTGAGTCATATCTTTGTTTCATAACATAACCTCCTTAAAACTTAAAGCTCTTATCTGGGTTAGTAGAGTTCTTCATCATTTCTTTAACTGACTCCATCTTGTCTTTTGGAGCGTCAGCCAAACTTATATTATTATTTATATTATTGCTTATATTATTATGCGTATTCTCAGAATACCCCAATGAGGTATTTTCAGAAATCCCCTGAGAGGTATTTTCAGAATACCCCTTATTTCCTAATATTTTGTTATAATTCACTATAATATGTCCACCAGCTTCATGAGTAATCCAACCCATTTCACATAGCTTCTTTCTAGCAGTCTTATAACCACTCTCACTAATATTACATCTCTCACAAATTGTCTTTTCGGCAATTCTAAAACCCTCAGCATTACCAGTAAGAAACAACATAATCTTTAACATTGCCATGTCTTTTGGCCCTAAGCCATTCATAATTGCTGCCTCTAATTCATGAGTGCGGATTGCTTTACCCCAACCCTTAACTTCTCTCATTTTATCTCCATTGTATTTAATCTCTGGAGCTTGAGAATGTGTATTGTTTGCCATATTTGCCATACCTCCATTAATGAGCGCTATTAGCGATATTAGTGAAGGCTAATTTAAAGTCTGCCGTTTCGGCAAACACCCAACAATCAAATTCAGGCTTGTTAGGATTCTATTCAATTCTTACTACTGGAAAGCCAGCCCTCACCAAAGCATTTGCTAACCATCTTGTGTAAATTATTTTTTCATTCATTAGTCATTTGACCTCCTGGTATTATAGTCTTTCTATTTTGAGCTAAAAAAAATAGGGTTAGGGAGAGCTTGCTCAAGGCTCTCCCCTTATTAAGGAAAGAAAAGTTATGTTAGAAAGGCCAATAAAAGGAAAAGCGAAATTTGTTATAGTGTATTCCCTTCATAATAATATGAGTTTTATTTCTAATACATTTTCCTGTTTTGTCCAAAGAATCGGCCAGCCTACTTGATTTTTTGGAATATTCGCTCTATAATGCTGCCAGCAGCCCCAATATATAAAACAAGGAGGTTCCCTTATGAACTACAAAGACATGAGGATCGAAGACATCATTAAGTGGTGTCAAGAGAACAAACAGGTTGACTGGCTGAAGGAAATTGCCGCCAAGCAGGTTGAGTACAAAGTCTATCCTCGTGTGAAGGGAGAGGACGGCAAGTATCATACTGACAAGAAAGCAACTCCTACCATTGAGAAGCGTCCTATCTCTTTCATCCAGTTGAAGCTTGAGTTCGTCAAGAAGTTTATGCCAGACATTGCCCCCAAAGCCCAGCCTAAGAAGCCCTCTATGTACGATCTCATCAAAAACCTCTAATGCCTCTAGAACGCATTTAAACGCCCTCTGAGCGATTTTTGTCTCGTGTAGGGTTAGGATATTACCCAACCCACAAAAATGCTCCTAGGCCCTTTAAAACGCCTCAGAAACGAAAAGAACGCTACTCGTAATTGAGTAGCGTTCTTTTTTCCTGTTGGAAAGAGAGTATAAGGAGATATTAGGAGAAAATATGTGTAAAAAATGTAATAGAACTTTCTCATTTACAATATTATTATACCAAAAATTTTTGGAAAAATCAAACTACTGCCACTATGAGTCAGCCCTTCTTAAATGCGCTTGTGCGCTTAGCCTTCTTCTTAGCATTATCCAGGGGAGAGAACTCTTCTGCGTCTTTCTTCAAGTCAGAGCTAAACAGCTTAACATAGTGCTGGCTCATCTGAATGTTACTATGCTGTAAGTATCTCTGTAAGCGATACTCACCAGCACCATTGATTATCATATCTCTTGCGAAGTTATGTCTAATAGAGTGAATGCCGTGACCCTTAATTCCACGAGCCTCACAGTAACGAGCAATAGAGTGGTTAAGTGCGCCCACATTGAACTGCTCACCAGTAATGGAAGGGAAGAGCCAGTCAGTAGGATCGGCATCTTTCATCCACTTTTTTATGTATTCTTTCAGTGAATTTGCTAAAGCAGGAGTAAGTGGTAGTAAGCCAGATTTTTTATTTTTTTGCTTTTCTATGACTATCTCTTCCCTTGTGAAATTTATATCTTCCAAAGAAAGAGCTACGAGTGTTGAAGCTCTTAATCCAGTAGCATAAACAGTTGAAATGATTGCCCAGCTGCGCCAATCGCTAAAGCCATCGCCAGGACGCGGCTTCTCAAGCATAATTGCCATTTCATCATCGCTATACATTTTCGGCAAGCCTTCTTGAATCTCAATCTCTTTAATCTTGATCGGCTCCTGGATATGTTCTCTCTGATAACACCAGTTAAAGAACGTTCTCAAGTCTCTCAAGTAGTGATTAATAGATTGCGCTCTGACTTCATTGTTTTTCATGTGGTTAATCCACTTGTAGAACATGGGCATTTCAATGTCTTCCAGGAGGGTAGAGGAACTAAGATTGTGATACTCGTAGAACATATCGAAGGACTGCTGGTAATTGCGTAGGGTAGATTTGCTGAGGTTGTTTGCCGTTTTCTCTTCAATGAACTGCTCAAAGGCTTCATCAAAGGTGAGGCTTGTGTCATAGGACTGCTTAAACTTTCTCTTGGCCATAAAATCATCTCTCCAATCATATGCTCTGAATGTGGCTTCTTGATTATACAGATATATACCATATAATCAACAGGTTGTCAAGAAAAAAATGAAACCCTGGCGACTACTGCCGCAAGGGTTTCCATATGATTTGAATATTTTTTTGGGGCAAGATGATTACGAATCAGCATAGCCATTTCCGAAGCCGTCCGCCCTTGCTACATCTACGTTTCCACATGATTATTGGCGAACTTGGCCAACTGATTCGTGTAGATGATTGCCGTCAAGGTTAAAAAAACAAGGCTCCACCAAGGGAGCCTTGGAGCTGATAGTGAGACTCGAACTCACGACCTTCTCATTACGAGTGAGATGCTCTACCTGCTGAGCTATATCAGCTTATACAGATTTGTGCTACGAGTTAGTATAATCGCTATAACGGCAAATGTCAATCCTCATAAAAACTTTTTAATTCTCTCAGCGTCTCATTCTTCACTTCATCTTCCTTTGGAAAATAGACATTCTTCCAGTTATTAATGATCGCTGCTTCTAATAGCATTTTCTGCTTCTTGATACTAAGGTTAGTCAGTCTCTCACACCGCTGAATAAGCATCTCTAATCCTCTAATACTCATAGGTGATCCAATATTTCTTCTCATCTCCACATAGTCAACATAAAGGTTTCTTAATTCTTTATCAGCAATAGTTTTTAAGACTGGCTCATATCTATCTATATCTTTAGTATTTTCTTCATTAAGTTCTTTATTATTTAAGTTCTTAGTAAATTTAGTCTTTAATAGTGGCGGCTCTTCCGCATTCGCTTTATCCGCATTCTGATTAGCCGAATTCTGCTTTTCCGCAACAGGATTATTCAATTGTGGCTCTTCAAAGATATTATACTCTACTCCACTAAATTGTCCTTTAGAATTAGTAGTTCTAAGCCTTGTAAGATACCCAAATTTCTCCAACTCGGCAAGTGCGGCCATCACACTATCTTTGCCATCCTTCGACAAGCTCACAAGGCCAGCAATGCTGTAGTTCCAGTCATCAGGCAGGCTTAACATCAAGCTAAGTAGCCCTTTAGCTTTAAGGCTCATAGCTTTCTCCTTAAAGTGATAATTACTTAATACAGTGTAATTCTTAGTTTTATTTACTCTAATAATCGACATATTATTCTCTCTCCTCCTGGAACAAGCATAACCTAATATGTGCGGAAAGTCCAGTTGCGGATAAAAAGAAAATGGGATTGCCACGTTTTTGTGACAATCCCATCATATTTATTCCTTATTCAGTTGTTGTATTATTCGCCTTAGCAGTCTTTTCTAAAGAGCTACCAAAGTAGAAGGCGATAATGATATAGAAGATATCCTGGAATGCGTCCGCCTGAATCTATCCAGTAGCAGACAAGAAGGCGAAGACCGCAGTCAGTGATAGAGTAACGATACTCTTAACAGTCAATAATCTATTGATGATCTTTTCTTTCATCTCTTGGACCTCCGATTACTCAAAAATAAAGCGAATGCCTTTTTTCATTAAGAATTCTTTCTCTTTCGCTTGTATCTCTTCCATTTGCGCAAGTGCCGCAGTCATGTCTCCATTACACTGTGCGTCTGGAATACGCTGGACGGCACGAGCAATTGCTGTAATGCCGATCTGGTTAGCCTTACTGCTTTGTACAATCATAAGAATAAGCGCTTCAATGTTCTGTTGCTGCTCTTGGCTTTTCTTCTCTGTTTGCTCAACTCTGCGTTTAAGCCACCAAACACCCAAGCCAGTAATCGCGGAAGGAATGCCGAAGAGCATTATCAATTCTACAATTTCCATACTCAACCTCCTTACACGCCAATTACATAACGCAATACATACTGAGAGTTATTGAATGTAACTCCGCTGTTTGCGCTACTTGTGGTATTGGTGTCATGGCCAACAATTCTATTATCATAGATATACAGATACTTTGCGCCAAAGCCGCTGAAACCCGCGTTAATATTCATCATGTAAGTATGTGGTGCTCCTGGAAGCAATTCTACTTCCTTCTTGCTTACATAGAAACTATTGATAGATACGTCTTCGGCAGCGCCATTACGATAAAGTGAGAATACTAATACAATACCATTAGCCATTGAACTGATATTCTGCGATAAGGTAATACTCTGGCTACCATTCATATGAGAAACGCCACTCCAAAGCACTTTGTCAGTCTGTCCTACAATAGTCTTGCCGTTAATTGTTACGCCATTGTGAGCAATAATATCAACCTGGTTGCCGTAGATGCGGGTAGTACCTATTTCATGCTCATACCAAGGCTTACCGATTTCTGTAGCAGGCTCATTCTCACTTGTGACAGGAACAATCAAATTTCTCATTCTTGTCATTTCTCTTGTGCCATAGCCAGCAATACCCTGGTCAGCTTGGAATACTATACCATCATCCATCACCAGAGGAACGTTCATATAGAACGCAGAGTTATCCCATTGGAATGAAGGCACAGAGGGCAAGGTGTTATTATAATAACTAACCTGCGTGATATAGTCAGAAGTTTCAACAATAATTTGATAACTACTCTGATACTCCAAACCGATATCCTTTAATTCAACCTCATATCTAAATGTGCCACTCTCGCTTGGTGTGACTGTATAGACTTCATAGAAGCTAAGGCTGGGAATGCGCACAGAAATACCATCAAGCTTGTTCTTATAACCACTGGGCAGTGTTTGTGGAGTATATGCGCCATACACTTCAATGGTCATTTCTCCACTTGCGCTCAATGGTACAACTTCATCATATTTAATCCAAGGTTGTACGTAGTTAACCCACTGAATGTTATGATAATATTTATGCGTTTCTGAATAAGTCTCTTTATCATATACTGTTTCGCCATTTACAATTTGATATAACTTGTAAAATACAACAATATTAACATACTCGCCAGAAATGTTATCAATCACAAATGAAAGATTGCTTGAAGTATCAGGCTTCTTTGTAGTGCCCACTTGGATTGCTTGTAACATTACTTGTTTAGCGCCATATGTTGGTTCTGAATATGCTCTTACTGTAATTCTATATGAGTTATTAAACTGAATCGGGTCTGGATACGCATGACCAGAAACATCTACGAATTCAGTAACTTCAATACGTGTATATGCCATTTATCTTACCTCCAACTATCATTGTTCCAGTAGCTACCCTTACTTGCGCCAATGTAATACACGGCAGTAGTAGAGTCGCCCCAGTTTTCAAATCGTGAATTACCAATAGTGAGATAAGTTGCGGCTTCAAGGTCTCTTGCTACAACGCCCTGGTGATTAGCAACTAACAGCTGACTACCAGTTGTATCATCGACTACGATCATACCAGTAGAGTCAATATGAGTGCTGGTAGTGGAGTCAGACTCTGTGATCTTTAAACCATACTTATTAAACGTAAATCCAGTAGTAGTCTCAACCTCTGTAGGAACATAAGAGTTAAATCGAGTGTTAATCAAAATGTTTACTTCACTTGATGACATTGCCATTGAAACGTCACTCTCAACCGAAGATACGCGCTGGGTTAGTTGTTGTGCCGTCATTTTAAGCTCGGAATAATTTTTTTCACTTTCTGCGGCAACCAGCTCAATGCGGTTATTAGCCTTATCAACTTTTGCGTAAGTCTTCTTAATAGCATCGCTAATGCTTGCTGGCTTATCTTCTGTCTCATTTTCAGGTTTGGAGTATTCCCAGTTGATTGTGCCGACCAAGCCGCCATTATAAGTGATGCTGTCGGCAAGAATATAAGTAGTAATGGTTTGATCGTCTTTAGTAATTAGGTTAATCTTATCGCCCAATTCAAGACGAAAATCGCCACGATACTTACATTCTAATTGATAAGCCGCTAACCCTGCTACTTTGGCATAGATATCTCCAAACAAGTCAACAGGGTCTTGTACCACAGTTAAGTAAGGATTGTCTCTGAAGTATTGAATAACATGGTCATAATCATCAGTTGCCGCCATGTTATCGCCAAGTTCAGTGGTAGAAATGATATTGCCTAACAGGTGTTCAGAGCCAACAGTTAGTGTAAAGTATTTAGACTTATCAATTGTTGCTACTGGCTCACCAGCAATATCAAAAGCTTTGAACTCTAATTCCCAATCCTTATTGAGGAAGTAGATAGCGCCAAGCATTTCCGCTACATCATCCAAGAGCTCACGAACAGTCTCAGTACCTTCATATACAAGGCCGTTCATGCCTTCCCAGGAATATTGTAGCGACAAGATGTTCTTATCTACATTAGTGAACTTCACAGAATAGCCTAATGTTGCGGCAAGGCAATATCCTAAACCCTCAATAGTGTAGTAGTATTGCGGCAAGGTTAAATCCTTATATGTGTAGCCACTCGCAAAATAGAGCGCATCGTATGCCGTAATGGTAAGCTCATTGGTGGTCTCATCGCGCTCAACATTAGTGATCTTATATTGCGGATTGGTATATAGGTAATCCAAGCTAACGCCAAAGGCTACCTGTATTGTTTGCCCATCCCGCACGTTAATCTGGCGACCTTTATCACGAAGCTTAACTGTTAGCTTCTGGCTAATACCATAGCCGAACAGCTTTGTGTTATCACCAGTTTTCTCAATAGTGAAACTAATTAAGTCGTTATCGTGTTCAAATGTGCGGACGAGAGTGGAGCCCTCAAGAAGCTCCACTCTGCCTACAAACTCACGAGCGACGCTATTAAACATATTTTCATAGGTTTGATTAGCAATAATCATGTTTAGCGTCCTCCTAATTACATTTCAATAAAATTAAAACTAAATTCTTTATAGAGTACCTGGTTATTTAAAATCCAATAGTACTCAGGCTCTGGTGTGCCGTGGTAGCAAGTGATAGTTTTATTGGAGTTAGTCTTACTATCACGGTAGCTCACGCTCACCACGTAAGGGCCAATTGCGGACAGGAGCCGACCCATATCGGCTCCGTCCATTGGTCTAAAAGTAACGTAAAGCTTAACTTTACGATTGATAATATCTAAGACAGTATCTCCTGCGGCATTACGGCCAGAGTCCTCAGAAACGAGGGTCTCATAACCAACTTTCAAGCCTTTAACCAAGGAAGATACATCTGTTCCATTAATTACTAAGTAACTCATACCAGTTGTAACTTTAACCCTCCTGTCTGTCTTGTGTTCTGGTTAATTGCGTCAATGACGGCATAACCAAGTTCACGCTCTCCAACCTTCAATACAATCTTGGTAGGTGCGCTTGTACGTGCTGCCAAACGATCAGCAAGCTTATCCATCCAACCAGTGTTGTTGTCTAATGGAAGAACAGCTTCACGGCCACGCTCACCGATTCCCGCAAGAGTAGGTCCAGTAGTAATACCACCTGCGGCAAGCAGAGGAATTTGAGGAGCAGTACTCATTGCCAAGTTAAAGCCGAATGTCTCTCCACCGACACCAGGAACCCAATCTGGAATGTCAATACTCAGCTTGTTCAGCTGCTTCTTAACCCAGTTGAATCCAGAAGTCAAAGCACTCAATGCGCCATTAATCAAAGTAATGATGCCATTGATTGGAGCCTTTGCTACGGCCTTCAAGCCACCAAAGACACCAGAGAAAATCTGCTTAATGCCTTCCCAAGCACGCTTCCAGTTACCAGTGAACACGCCACGGATAAAGTCGATGATGCCATTCAGCACTTTCTTAACATTAGTTAAAATATCGCCAACAATCTTAACGAAGCCATTCATGATTCCGCCAATAGTTGGTCCGAATACTTCGCGCCAATCACGGCAGAAGATGTTCTTCAACCAGGTGCTTACTTTATTTAGCGCATTCTGGATTTCATCACCCTTGGTAGCAATCAATACAACCAGAGCAACAATTGCGGCAATAACCAATGCTATTGGATTAGCAATGATAAAGCTGATCACACTGGAAACTGCGGTCTTCACTGCGCCCAGGGCGGCAACGATACCAGCCTTGGCAGCTGTTAGCGCCTTTGTGATACCTGCGAACAAAGTCTTCCATCCAGAAGACAGGAAAGTAACGATACCCTTCCATGCGCCTTGGATACCAGTAAGAAGAGTGCTACCCCAACCCTTTAAAGAAGCACCCAGTGATTGAATTGCGGCCCAAGCTGATACACCAAAGTTCTTGAAGCTTGTTCCTGCGTTTGTCATAGCCTGCGCAATCTTCTGTGTCCAAGTGGTATTCAACAATGTTACTGGGCCATCTAAACCTAATAGCTTTTGGGTTATATCAACAATCCATTTACCTAATGTGGTTTTAGTTAAGGCAATACCAATTGCGCCAATAGCAGCTGCTAAACCTGTAAGTGCCAAAGTAGCGCTTTCAAGGTTGGTAATACCACCCTTTTCAAATACAGTTCCCAAAGCTACTGCGGCAGTCACACCCAAGCTTACAACCAAGCCTGTGGGACCCCAAGCAATCGCAGAAGCAACAGCTCCAATAGCACCAACAACTAAAAGGTAAATGTAGTTTTTCCAGCCTTCACCATCAAGGAATGCCTCTGCCAACTCACTTTGAACAACAAACTGAATGGTTGCGATAATTGCGGTTTTCAACATACCTTGGAGGTTTTTAAATACGCCCATTACTTTATCAGTTGCGCCAAGTGCTTTACCCAAACTACCAATTAAGTTAGCTACGGTTAAGCCACCCAAGAGACCAGCAAGTGTTTGTAATTGCGGCTTCCACTTATCCATAAATGCTTGCCACTTTTGGCTGAACTCTTCCCATTTTGTTTTGACTTTATCGAGTGCGGATTCAGTCTGAGTGAAGCCACCGTCACCAGCGCCCACATCAACACCACCGCCACCGCCTGTAGTTCCAGCAGAAGCAGCTTTAGGATTAGCAACGATGTTAAGTTCATCGAAGCCCATCGTAGCTTTCTTCAACTTCTCAACTGCGCCAGTTGCGGCCTCAGCTCCTTGCTCCATATTCTCCAAGCCAAGGTTAGCAGAGCCAGTAGCATTGCTAATGTTGGACATGGCAGGAGTCATATCTAAGCCGAAAATAGTCTTTAGGAATGTATTAACTACAATCATTGCCTTTGTAAGTCCATCGACAACTACAGTTAATACAGGCATGAACAATTGACCTAATGTATTAGTCAATCCTTGCCATGCGGTTTTCATAGTAGAAACGGCAGAGGATAGTGCTTGAGATTTTGCCAAAAGGTCTTGAGAAATAGTTGCGCCCAATGCCTTATTAGTTGCGGCCAAGCTTGCCGTCTCCGAATTGGTGAGACGCAATACGTTAGCGAGCTGCGCAGCATCTTCTTCACCAAATATCTGATAAGCCAGAGCAGTGCGATCTACCTCGTTGCGCACTTGCTGTAAACGCTTAATAGTTTCTTTGAATAGTTGCTCCTGGCTCATATTAGCGACTTCTTCCATTGAGAAGCCAAGAGCCTCAAAGCGTTTAATAGAGTCCTCTGTGCCTTTGCGGACTTCCATCTGCTCGGCACTTAAAGTCTTGATAGCATCACCCAAGACACCAGCATCTGCGCCAGTCTTCTCCATAATGTAAGACCACTCTTGGTAAGCGTTAACCGACATACCAACTTTTGCGGCCTCATTATTAAGAGTCTTAATCTCATTAGCTATACTAAACGCATTTTTAATTGCTGCGCCAAAGCCAACTACTGCGCCAACAAGAGCAATTAATTTAACATGTAGGGCATCTAATGCGGCTTTAGCAGCCTGCCCAAATGACTTGAAAGATTCCCCAGCACTCTTTAGCGCTGATTTCAGATTATCTAAAGCATTAGCTCTGGTAATATTAGCAAACGCTCTTTGATATACCAGACCAGTCTGTCTTGCTTGTCTTTGGAAATGGAGGAAACCTGTGAAGTTGCGCCAGGTATCGCCCATATAGCTAATAGCCAGTTTAGTGTAATCTCTTACATCACTCAAATGAGCCTTAATTGTACCAAACTGTCTGGCAATCATTGAGCCAAATTGTAAGTTGCGGATATCATCAATTGAATCGCGCAACTCTTCAAAGCCTGCGACAGCGCCCGCAGTAACGCTTTGCCCCATAGCTCGTCGAGTGGTGTTGCCCAGTCTATTGATACTGTTCTCCGCCTGACGAATGCCAGACTCATCTAGAACAGTTCGTATAACAAGTCTTAATTCTTCAGTCGTCATAGTTTTTAGTCTCAACTCCCTTCAATTTCGCGTTATGTGTCATAGCAAACGCCATGAAATTGTTTATGGAATTTGTTGCCATTTGTTCTTGCTTCTCTTCTTCGACGATTTCTTCCTCGAATAAGTGCGGATAGGCGTTATAGATGGTTGGGAAAGCATTCTCACTACCAAATAGACGCGCCACAGAAGCACCAAACAAATCAGCCAAACTATAATCGAATTGAGCTTTCAGTTTCATACGCCAAAGCGCTCCTTCAAGATATCGCTCTATTTCGGCTTTGGTCATATCCCAGAAGTCGAATTCACTCAAACCCATATTAAGTGCGGGCTGGAGCATTTCAAGAGCGATATCCTCTAAAGAGCGTGGCGCTGTTAGTTTTTTTCGATGTCCTCGATGTTAGAGTCTCCCTGACCCACAGACAGATAACCGCTGTTCTGGAATACTTCAACGAAGACAGGAATCAAATCAAACATGCCCTTGCCCTCGGCCACATACTTGTCGAACAAGTCATAAACCTTGTCAAGAGAATAACCGTGATGATAAGTCTGTAACATTGCCTGTAACATCACGAGAACGTCAGCCAGCTTAGGCATCTCGCCCTTGTCGATAGCCATAAGCATAGAAATAGGATTATAGCCGAGAGCCTTCTCCAAGGATACAGAAGCCTTGGTAGTAAGTCTCAATTTATAGGATTCTCCGCCAATAATTAGTTCAGTGTATAACATAATAATATCCTCCAATATAAAAAAATTAGGGATGGGATATTTCACCCATCCCCCAGGTTAGTTAGTTATTAAATTAGTCAGCAGCGTTAAACACGATCTCGCTCTCAACGATAACAGTCAAGCTGTAAGTAAGAGCTGCGTTAGGAGAAGCGCTGTCGAACTTCACAGAAGGCATGCCAGCGAAAGTAGCATAAACGCCATCAGGCATAGCAACCTTCCAGTTACAAGACTCGGTCATAGCCAAAAGGGTCTCGAACTGGGCCTTCTCATACAAGAACTTGAACACCAAGTCCTGGCCAGAGTCGCCAAGGCCTGCGGTGTAAGTCTTAACATTGTCACTTAAAACAGTGGTCTCAATCTTTTCAGGAGCACCATTACCGATCTCAGGGATTTCCATAAGATTAGTAAGAGCAGTGAAAGTAGAATCTTTACCATAGGAAAGGGTGATGCCCTTAGTTAAAATACCAGCCATGTGTATTTACCTCCAATTAATTAAAGTCTTCGAGGCCAAGAGCCTCATAAGTCAATATTTTTTGAATCATTGTGCTATTGTTATCATAGAGTTCATTTGCGGCAATGCGCTTAAATCCAATTGGACGTAGGACTCTATCAATCTCCATAGCATATTGGGTTAATTCATTAATGTTATGCCCCCATACCTTGACCTGGTATGTGATGCGGCTATATCCCAGTGTATCGCCATTATCAACAACACTATTGTTAGTTTCCATATAGCTAATACAAGGAACATCCAAGCCGCTGTGTAATACCATTTCATAGTGTACAGGCAAGATAGTTTCGAGGGCAGTAATCAGTTCATTGTTGTAGTTAATCATTTACAATGCCCTCCTTAAGAATACGAATAACTTTTTCTCGGTTTTCATCGAGGGCAGGCCGCATAAAGGGTTGCGGTTTTTGGCCGCTGGTAGTATGCCAGTTGCCTTCATCATCTTGGTAGTTCCAAGGTACGTCTGTACGTCCACCACTTTCGGCAAACAAACCTGTGCCGTATTCGACATAAGGCGCATACTCAAGTGGTGTATAAACAATACCTACAAGCTCACCATCTTCGGCTTCAATCTTGCTGGTAATTGAACGTCTCAAAGCACCTGTGTCTTTTGGAGCTTTTTGCTTAGCTTCACGTTCCAATAGCGCACAAGCTCTACCAAGCGCGGACCGCAATTGCTGGCCATCGCCTATATCATCAATTGCGTCCAGGACTGCGTTTAAATTAGTTACATCAAATTCAATTCTCATATGCGCTTTAAGAAGACTTGCTTCATTCTACCTTTTGGATTAATATACAGAACTTTCAATCGCTCTTCACCATACTGAATGATATATGTATCATCAACATTAGCGTGAGTTAGTCCTACATATTGCGCATCTTTATAATTGACATTGTCTTGAACGCTTTGAGTTGAAGTATTGATAGCCATTTTAATCTGGCCTTCTGGAACCGCATCCTTATTAGGAATTTGCGGTTGGCCCATTACTGCTGGACCAAGAGTAAAGTAGTTGTATAAGCGCATATCAGTGTTAATCATAATGCTTTCACCTTGCGCTTTCTGTTTAAAACAGCAAGAATTTCTGCGGGATAGCCATCCTGGTAGTTTTCACTAACACCGCTGTAAGACTGACTGGCCAAGCCCTCAGTATTCAGTCGGTTAAGCTTGATGACTGCGATCTTCTCGGCAATCAATTCAAGCTCTGCGTCGAGGTCTCTATTACAATAAGCCTCAACTTCTGCCAAAGCCATCTTCAAACAAAGACTAATCTGTGCGTCAGTAAAATTACCTGCGGCATCGCCTAACAGAACTTTGATTTCTTCAATCATTTAAGCTATCCTCCTTCGCTAAAGAATCCCTTGGAATGGAGGGGATTAGCCCCTCCACTCCGTTATTGGAAGATATTTTCAAAGGTTGTAATAACCTTTAATTAACCATTAGTGATGGCAATCTTAACAAGCTTGGTAGCGTCAGTAAGAGCAACGCAACCAACCTTACGTACCCAGTAAGAGTTCTTACGAGTGTCAGCATCGCGCTCATACTCAGTCTCAGAATCTTTCTTAATGAAGACAGTGACAGCTTCCTTGGTAGCCAAGTAGCCGATACCCTGTGCGCAAGCGTTGCTTACAACAACAGGAACACCGCAAACAGAGCCGATATAGCCAGTGCGAACGAAGCCCTCAGAGTAAGAAAGGTGATCCTTCAAGATCGGAAGAGCACACGTCTGAACTCC